ATAATAAACAAAAGTTAGTTGGTATAGATAATTGGAATTTTAATGCATCAAAATTTTTGTTTTTAACTGGAAAATGGGATAAAATTCAGAGAATACGATTGTTCTACAAACTACAGCAAGCAGGATTAATAACTGAAGAGGTATGTGAGTGGTCCCTCTTTGCCGTCGACAAGTCTATTATCTCATCTGAATATGTTCCAGAATTAAATAATTCTCTTCAAGAATTTCTTAAAGTATATGTGCGCTATCCTGACAAATATTCTCGAAATATTGAAAAAACTCAATGTGGCGGCGTATTTTATAATCCTCAACTTTTTCAAAATTCTTTATTTAGGTTAATATCTGAAACATATTTTTCTAATAATAATAAGCCAGTGATTACAGAAAAAACATGGGACACCATTTTTAATCGCTTACCTTTTATAATAGCAGGTAATGTAAATACATTACGCCGTCTTAGAGATATGGGTTTTAAAACATTTGATCAATATCTGATAACAGAGTACGATAATATTACCACCAAAGAAGAAAGACTAAATGCGATTGTAGCTAACACTAAACATTGGATAAAAAATCTAAGACAGTTTAAAGATCAAGTAAACGCCGATATAGAACATAATAAAAAAAGACTTGACGAGTTGTACTTAAAAAATTTAGCACAGATTGAGCAACTTATAACAGGTTATAAATTAAATTTGACTCCCCTAGACATAGTAGACACACATTCATATATGATGTCTTCTTTTAATTTTAAAAAATGGTATAACTTAAGAAAAGGCTCAGATTGGCCAGATTGTCGGTTTGAAAGAGATTTATACACCCTGCCAGATCGTATTAAAGCTGAGTGTGAGAAATTTGGGTATGTATTTAAAATAACAAAAGTATAAAAGTACAAATAAACAATATATCCTCTTATACTACAAACATAATAAATATAGTATAACAGGATAATTTACATGTCTGATTTACCAGCAAATGTTTCAGCAACCACAGGCCTAACAGCAAATCTCAGTCTCACAACTGAAAGCCTATTTAATCCAGCAACAGGCACAGGTGCTGGGCGCATTGCCTTTGATGCTAACCTACAGGCACAGTTAACCACGGTACAAAGCCTGCAAAATGATATCATTGATTACATCCGTCTACGTTTAGGCTATGGTATGATCGATGTTGAAGCTGACAAAGAACACTTTGACATGGGAATCAAACAAGCCCTTATCCGCTATCGCCAAAAGAGCAGTAATTCAGTAGAAGAATCATATGCATTCCTAGATATACATCCTGAAACACAAGAATACATCTTGCCTAATTACATCATGGACGTCAAACAGGTATTCCGCCGTGGTATTGGCAGCGTCACAGGTACGACTGCTAGTCAATTTGAACCATTTGCCAGTGGTTACTTGAACACTTATATGTTAGTAGCTGGACGTGTTGGTGGACTAACCAACTATGAACTATTCGTAGACTATCAAAAACTAGCCATGCGTATGTTTGGTGGCTTTATGAACTTTACCTGGAACAAAGTAACCAAAAAACTTACCCTAGTACGCAAACAAGCATTTGGTGGAACTAGTCCAAACAATGCAGTCAGCGAAAGCGTCTTGCTTTGGGTCTATAACTATAAACCAGATATCATGTTGTTGAACGATCCGCAGGTATTTCCATGGATACAAGACTATGCTTATGCATTAACATCTATGAGCATAGGCCAAGCACGTGAAAAATTCGCAAGTATCGCAGGCCCACAAGGTGGTACTAGCCTTAACGGTACTGCGCTCAAACAAGAAGGACAGGCCCTACTGGATAAACTTGATGAAGAGATCAAGAACTATGTAGACGGTGGTCAACCATTAACCTGGATAATGGGTTAAAAACTCTAGACTTTCGCAGCGAATTCCCGTAAAATAGTATATCAACTAAGGAGTAGCTATGAGTCAAGTCATTGGTATCTGTGGACTGATTGGTGCGGGCAAGGACACAGTAGCAGATTATCTGGTTAACCTACACGAATTCCGCAGAGAAAGTTTCGCCAACAGCCTCAAAGACAGCGTTGCCGCTGTGTTTGGATGGGATCGCGAACTATTAGAAGGCCGCACCAAACAATCAAGAGAGTGGCGAGAGCAAGTAGATCTATTCTGGGCTGATCGCTTGAAGATGCCCAAACTAACTCCACGCTGGGTCTTGCAATACTGGGGCACAGAAGTTTGCCGTAAGAACTTCCATGATGATATCTGGGTAGCCAGTCTAGAAAATCGTCTGCGACAGAGCAAAGATGACATTGTTATCACAGACTGTCGATTTCCCAACGAACTCAAAGCCATACGCAAAGCTGGAGGTAAGATCATACGTGTCAAACGTGGAGCAGAACCCGAATGGTATGATGATGCGGTCAGCATGAACAAAGGTCCCAGCCGCAATATGTCGTGGGCCCTAAGCAAGCATAACATTGAAAAACTTAAGATACATGCTAGTGAAACTGCTTGGATTGGTAGTAAGTTTGATGCAGTATTAGATAATAATGGCTCGTTAGATGACTTATACCTACAGATAGAACAAATATTAGTTAAAAATCAGGCACTAGATCTCCCTGCCGCCATCCTAGGCCCTCGCGAGCAACTTCAAATTGGCAGTTAGCACAGACTGTTTTTAGATTGGTCATGCTGGTATTGTTTAGATCACCATCGACGTGATAGACATATAACTGTTCTTTTAACTTAGCCTTGAACCCACACTTTTCACAGTGTGGTTTCTTTTTATAGCCTAGTTCCAACCAACGAGGCTTGGGTGCTGGCAAATTGCGCTTCTTCCTAATGCAACTATCACAGCGAGTCCTATAGTAAGTCTTGCCATGCATCTTATAGTTAATTGCAACAGGTTTTTTACCACAGATTAGACATATTTTTCGGTATTCCATATACCTATTTAGCTTACAGCAGTGGATGAACCTTTCAAAGGGCACCTTAGAACACCAAAATTGCCAAATATCTATAAATAGTTTAAAGTAACCTATTTAGAGGAACAAATACTATGGCATCATTAATTTCCCCAGGCGTCCAGGTAACGGTCATCGATCAAAGCCAATACGCACCAACCCAAGCTGGTTCAGTACCCTTGGTTATACTTGCAACAGCACAAGACAAATTATCTCCAGGTGATACACTGGCTTCAGGCACAACCATAGCTAATGCTGAAAAGATCATCACTGTGACTAGCCAACGTGATCTCGTTAATTTATTTGGTAATCCTTTCTTTGCAGTTGATGCAAGCGATAATCCAATTAACGGTGATGAACGCAACGAATATGGTTTATTAGCAGCTTATTCAGCACTGGGTGTGACTAATACCATGTATGTGCAACGTGCTAATGTTGACCTAGCACAGCTAGAAGGTACTGGTACACGTCCAACAGGAACACCTCCTGATGGAACATACTGGTTAGATGTAGGCACTACTAACTATGGTCTTTATGAGTGGTCACAAGATACTGGATTTACCCTAACAACACCATCAGTGATCACATCAACTAGTTATCTAAGTAGTGGTATACCACTAGCTTCATATGGTAGCATTGGTGAGTATGCTGTGGTAGCCACAAGTTCAGCTAATCCAATCTATTACAAAGGTTTTGACAATGCGTGGAAATTAGTAGGCAGCGACGATTGGAAATCAGTAGTTCCAACTGTTACAGGTAATATCGCAAGTCCCACAGTTACAGCCGGCCATAAGATGTTCATTAATGGTAATCTTGTTACTATGTCAGGCACGACAGCTTCTACTGCTGCAACTAACATTAACTCAGCAAGTATCATAGGAGTTTCAGCATTTGTAAATTCTAGTAATCAATTAGAAATTTTCTCAAACGGTCTGACTGTTGTTTACAGTAATGCAGCTGGTAACGTTCGCGGTGTAATTGACACTAGCACAAGTGCACCAAGCACGCTACAAATTATTCGAGGATCAGTGCTGCTTGGGGCAAACGTCGACTGCGCGGCTAATCTAGGTATCCTACAATCAGGACTAGCTACTATCAGCAGTGGTGGTAATGTCTATACTTACAATGGCCCAACTGTTGCATTTGCTGGTTACACATCACCTCCAGCTTGGAGAACCAGTGATGTAACTCCACGTCCAGATGGTTCTGTATGGTTTAAAACAACAGCCACTGGTAACGGTGCTAGCTATGCAATCAAAGAATACAGTGCTGTATTAGACAGTTTCACACTGTTAAGTGCTCCATTGTACATAGGTGATGCAGCAGCTATCTATGGCCTAGATCCAGTAGGTGGTGGTGCTGGCCTTGATGCAGGTGCATTATATGTCAAATATGACCTATTAGGTACAAATTCAGCTACATTTACTCCTTTAATCAAGAACGTCCAAGGTATCTTGACTGTCACTGGTACAGTAGCAGGTGGATCAGCATTAACATATCGAGCCAATGACAGTTTTAGCATGAGTGTAAGTGTTCCAGGTAGTTCAACACTAAACACAGCCACAGTGACTATCGGCGGTAGCGGTAACGTACAACCAGCAACAGCATTGGTTAGTGCTATACTAGCAGCTAATTTTCCAAATGTCACAGCAGGTATTAACTCAGATGGACAAGTTTTTATTAGCCATCTGGCTGGTGGTGTTATTGGATGGACGCAGTTAGTTGGTACTCCGATGAACACAGCTGGGTTAAATAGTTCTATTCGTGTACAAGAACTAACTCCAAACGTGGTATATCTAGCTAGTCCATTTACAGAACTAACCTATACATATTCAGCAACAGAGCCTTACAGTGATCCACGCGATGGTACGTTATGGTACTATAGTGATCCATTAGTAGCTGACATCCTAATCAATGATGGTGCAGGTTGGAAAGGTTATCGAAACGTGGCAAATGATGCACGTGGATATGATCTAACGGCAACAGACCCAGCTGGCCCAATTTTTGCAGCTAGCCAACCACTAACACAGAATGACGGTACTAGTCAATTAGCCCAAGGTGACTTATGGATCAGTACCAGTGATGCTGATCTAGCCAACTATCCTGTATTGTATCGCTACAATGGTGCGACATGGGAATTATTTGACAACGCAGATGATGTTGATGCTAATGGTATAGTGTTTGCAGATGCACGTTGGTCAGCTACAGGTAACGTTGACGTTGTCACAGGCAGCTTGCCAACTATCACAAGTTTGATTACCAGCGATTACGTAGATGCAGATTGTCCAGCATATCAACTATATGCACGTGGTACAATATTATTCAATACACGTCGCAGTGGATTTAACGTTAAACGTTTTGACAGCACAGGATTTACCAGTGCTCAACTAGCAACAGTCACAGGCACAGAAGCAGCAACATGGTTCACACAAAGTGGAGTTGATCCTACAACAGCAGTTCCATATTTTGGTACTAAAGCACAACGATCAACAGTGGTTGAAGCACTCAAAGCAGCAGTGGCCGCAAGCACAGTGTTACGTGAAGAACAGACAAATTTCAACTTGATCTGTTGCCCAGGATACCCTGAACTGATCCAAGACATGATCACCTTAAACAATGATCGCCTTAACACAGCTTTTATTATTGGTGATAGTCCATTAGACCTAACTAGTGATTCAACTAGCATTGATGCATGGGCTAGAAATACCAACCTTGTGGTAGACAATGGTGTAGATGGCCTAGTCAGCAACAGTGAATATCTAGGAGTTTACTATCCAAGTGGATTCGCTACTAATCTAGATGGAGAAAGCGTCGTGGTTCCTCCAAGCCATATGATGCTGAGAACTATCATCCGCAGTGACGCTGTTAGTTATCCATGGTTTGCACCAGCAGGTGTGCGCCGCGGTTTAATCGATAATGTCACAGCTATTGGTTATGTTGATACAGCAGACAATAATACGTTCAAGTCAATTGGTGTAACGAGTGGATTGCGAGATGTTCTATACAGAAACAGAGTTAATCCAATCACTATATTACCTGGTGTTGGTTTGGTAGCATATGGTCAGAAAACTCGCAGTGCGCAAGCAAGTGCGATGGATCGTATCAATGTGGCAAGACTAGTTGTTTATCTAAGAACAATACTAGGTAGGATTGCACAGCCATTTATATTTGAACCGAACGACACGATCACACGTAGCCAAGTCAAAGGAGCATTTGATTCAGTGTTTAATGATCTAGTTGCTAAACGTGGTATCTATGATTACTTGGTAGTGTGTGATACATCAAATAACACTCCTATCAGGATTGATAATAATGAATTGTATATTGATATCGCTATACAACCAGTTAAAGCTATTGAGTTTATCTATATTCCGGTTCGCTTACAAAACACCGGAGCAGCTTTGACTATTAATTAATATACGCATATTATGGGAGGAGTGATCCTCCCCCAATATGAGATAAAAACAGCTAAATACTATTATAGTATCTAAAGGAAAATAAGATGGCAACATCATCATTAACAAATTTTACAGTACCCCTAAGCACAAATCAGAGTGCTAGTTCACAGGGTCTGTTAATGCCAAAATTAAAGTTCCGCTTTCGCGTGACTTTCTTGAATTTTGGTGTTACACAACCTACTACTGAGCTGACCAAACAGATCATGGATTTCAAACGTCCAACAGTAGAGTTTGAAGAAATCCTTATTCCTATCTATAACAGCAAGGTATACTTAGCAGGTAAACCAACCTGGCAACCAGTTACTTGTATGCTACGTGATGATGCGGGTGGTGAAGTGAGCAAACGTGTTGGTGAACAGATGCAGAAACAATATGATTTCTTTGAACAAAGTTCTGCAAGTTCAGGGATTGACTACAAATTTACTACAGTTCTTGAAGTCCTTGATGGTGGCAATGGTACGAACGTTCCTAACATCCTTGAAACTTGGGAGATGTATGGTTGTTATCTCAGCAACACAGACTATGGTGATAATAACTATGCTACTAATGATCCAATGACAGTATCATTAACAATACGTTACGACAACGCACTGCAAACACCTACAGGTTCAGGTATTGGTGCTCAGATAACAAGAACACTAGGCACAGTGATCACTGGCTAATCCAGACGAAACCTCTCAAAAAGCTCGGCGTAAAAAACCGAGCTTTTTTTATCGGATAAATATATAAAACGGAAACGATCATGGCAAGAAACAACATCTGGGGCGATATATTACAGTCAATAGCACCTAATAGAAACGTTAGAGACTATCAACATGCCGCACGAACATTTATCGATGGCCTGTATAGACTTAGTCCTAAATTAAATAATCTATTCCACGTGTTTATTGATGTAAATCCAAGCATAGCCAACATGGATCAATTGAGCCAGATAGAAACGGGGCTCATGGCCAAGCAAGTACAGTTACCTAAATTTACTGTCACCACCAAAACGCATAATGCCTACAATAGAAAGACAGTACAACAAGAAAAGGTTACCTATGATCCAGTGACCATCACCTTCCATGATGATAGTGCTGATGTGGTTCGCAAGTTCTGGTATAACTACTATTCTTACTACTACAGAGACAGCGATTATCCATTAGAAAATTTCAAAGATGACAGCAAGTATAAGCAACGCCAACAACAGAATTGGGGTTACACGCCCAAGACCGATCTAGCAGGTAACATTCCTTTTATCACCAGCATAAGAATTTATAGTTTGCATCAAAAACGTTTCAGCAGCTATTATCTAATCCGCCCAATGATCAGCATATTCCAACATGGCCAACACACAGCCGGTGAATACCAACCATTAGAACATACCATGACGGTTAACTATGAAAGTGTGCTGTATGACACAGGTCCAGTCAGCAATGGCACAGTCCTGGGCTTCAGCGAAGTACACTATGATAATACCAGCAGCCCACTGCGTAATCTTGGTGCGCTGATTGGTGCTGGTGATAGCATATTGAATAGTATTGAGAATGGTGACCTAGGCAGCACGGTACAAAATGTCATCAATGCCACGAATATCCTCACCGGCACCAACACACAGATCAAACAAACACCTGCAGTGGATCTGAGCCAAATTGGTGAAAATATCATGAAAGGTCGCAACCCACTCAGCAGTATTTTCGTGCCTACCAGCGGGTCAGTTCGACAAGGTATCAGTAAAGCTACTTCAGGTATTTTTGGCTCAAGCAATCAAGGACGCACAGACGTATAAGGATATACTATGTCAGCAACTTCAGGAAATCTACCAACCAACGATGGGTTAAACAACACCCAACAATACTTCAATAATTTCTACATCCAACAGCCCGTGGTCGGTCCCAGCGAAAATGATGCAGTGGTGGCCTATTTCCAAATGATAACAGGGGACAGGGAAACTGGTAAAACACTAGCAGGTGCTGTGGTCTATACCTGCATACAGCAGAGCCTAGATCCTGTAGAAGTTGTTGAGCAGTTGAAAAAATTCAGTGACAAAAATAGGCTAACAAGTCCTACATATTCCAGTGAAACCAATAGCGATGCACAAGACACAAATGTCTATAATTCAAATACAGGAAACTGGAACGCAGGATCAAAACAGTATGCTAAACCGGGTCCTAGCGTGCCTTATAATAATCTCAGCGAACTTGATGCATATTTAACCATGCTGTTGAATCTTAATCGCGTGGGAACCAGTTTACTTGGATTGAATAACAGTCCCAGGACTGGCAAATACATACAGAGAACTATCTTAGCATAATGGCCAAGTACGCTAACGGCAAATATACAGTTAAAAATCCAGAAAAATATATGGGAAAGAAAAGCCCCACATATCGCAGCAGTTGGGAATTTGCCTTTATGAACTTCTGTGACAATAACCCAGCGGTGTTGAATTGGACGTCAGAGAGTGTTAAGATTCCTTACTACAATCCAGTCAGTGGTAAGAATACTATCTATGTTCCAGACTTTCTCATAGTCTATATAGATGCTAACCAAAAGCAACACACAGAAGTAGTAGAAGTAAAGCCCTCAGCTGAGACTACCATGGAATCAGCACGTAGTTATCGCGATAAATTAAGTGTAGCAATGAACATGGCCAAATGGGCAGCCGCAGACAGTTGGTGCCGTGCTAACAACATGCGATTCCGTGTCATAACCGAATACGATATATTCAAGAACGTCAAGCGGTAAATACTGCTACCATGAAAAAACTTGAAGAACTATTTAATCTATCACCTGCCGAAGAAACATCAGCTGAAGAAGCTAAATCCAGCATTGAAGAAAATCGTGCTATCATCAAAGAAGTAGATCTGGCCATCGACAAGATCGATGCCGCCTTGCCATTTGTTAATGATTTAGATATTAGCGATAAAGAGTTAGATGATCTCAGCGATCTTGCTAAAGAAAAATTCCAGGACCTAATTGATCTAGGCATGAACGTTGAAGCACGCTTCAGCGGACACATCCTAGCTACAGCAGGCACACTGTTAGGACATGCTATTACAGCTAAACAAGCCAAGCTGGATAAAAAGCTACGTATGGTTGATTTACAGCTGAAAAAGGCTCGTTTAGATCAACAAAACAGCAAAAACGATGGTGAAAAACTAGTAGATGCCGCCGATGGCAAGGGTGTAGTGTTGGATCGCAACGAATTGCTCAAGCAGATCCTAGGTAAATAATCTCCGGATTCTTGATAAATAACACTAATAGGATACATTCATATGAAAAACTTTTTAAAATATCTAAGCGAAGTACAAAAAACCTACGAATTCCGCATCAAGATCGCCAACTGTGATCCCAAGGATCAGTTAGATGGTCTTAAGGTTGGGTTATCTAAATATGCAGTGGAAAGCGTCAGCACAGCTAAACGCTTGCCGATCAAAGCCAACGACATTGATTTCCCTAGCATTCCTAACTGCGAAGTATTCCTGATGGATGCTGTGCTAAAATATCCAGTGAATGATCAACAACTGCGCACGATCGTGGCAGAACGCCTTGGTTGTCCTATAGCTAATGTTGTGGTTGTTCCTAAGAATCATCCAGAAGAAATTTGGCGCTGGGATATAGATGGACAAAGCGAACTACGAGAATATGTGCAGGGTGAAGACGTCCTAACTAAACCTCTTCCAGAAGCTGATGCAGATCAAAAAGCAGCCAGCAAGGCTTACAGCCTAGCAGGAACCATACTTAAAGAATTAAGCAAACCAGCAGAGTTTGAGATAGCGGGCAGTGACAATACTATCGGTGGTGTTGCAAATCCTGCCCATGGTAAGACTACTAATGATATTCCGAGCGGTAAGGATGCTCCATTGAGCAAACAAAATAAGATACCAAGCGCAAAATAACATGAGTGAAAATATCTACGATATCTTATCTAAATTAAATGGTGCTATGGGCAAGATACCATCCAGCACTGTTGAAGTTGATACCATCGTAGAAAGCATAGACCCCGATGATCTATCTGGTGCTGTTAGTTTATTAGAAAAAAAATTCAATAAATTTAATCCCGAGGATGATAATGAAGGCAACTGGTTAAATCCCAAGGCCAAACGCACAGTCCAACTGGCCAAGGCCAAATATCCTGAAACTGCCAGCGATCTCGAAGCAGTGGTCGCAGCGATGGGAGACAAGACCGAAGAACTGGATCAGCGCGATAGAGAAACTTTCGAGTGGATGAACAAAGCCAAGTCTACTATTGATGCCCAACAGAAAGAAATCAAACAAACAGAACAGGCCATCGTTGCCGCTAATGCACGCTATGATGCACAGGAAAAACGATTCCAAGATTTCACCCAACAGGTAGCTGCGGCTAACCTACCAGTCCAACAACAGGCTCAAGCATCTGTGGATTTTGCCAAGGCAACGAAAGATACCGGAGCGGCTCCAGAAAAAATAGCTGCGCGAGGTAAAGAGATCGTAGCCAAGGCCAAAGAAAAAGCCAAGGCTAAAGAAAAAGAGCAACCATCAATTAGTCCTGCCAGTACAGCTACTACAGATAAAAAAGAACCAGATACAACAGCGACTACTAGTACAACTGGGTGGAGTTCATTAAAATCCGTAAAAGGTACTGATTTGCCAAAATCTAAAACTAACTCAACGGATCAACCATCACCAGGTGAAATCCCACAAATCACTCCTGCACCAATATCAACAGCTCCAAAGACACAACCAAAGAATTATGGAAAAGCTGCAGCTGTTTTTAAGAAGCGATCAGGAGCCAAGTTGGAAGAAGCATTACTCAATGAACTATCACCAACGGCATCAAAAAATACAGCGGCATTATATCAATGGTCAGATGCTTGGGCAAAATATCAAGAAGCGACGCAACTAGGACCACAACCAGGACAGGCATTACCAACTGCACCACAAGAATCTATTAAATTAGAATTTGAAGACGGAGTAGTTAACATATCCAAAGCTACCATGGACAAATTTATCACGATCCTTACTAAAATGTCTGCTAAACAGCAAGATCAGTTTATTAATAATGTATTGGGTGATAGAAGTCAGTTTGTTTGGTTCATAAACAATATAAATGAGCCAGCACCAAAAAAAGCTGCACCAGCACCAGCACCATTAAAGAAAGGCCAAACACAAGATCTGTTTGCTCCACTAGCAAACACTCCAACCGGAACACAAGGACAATTTGATTTAGGAACCCCTACTATGAATGAAACTATTAACAAACTAGCAACAAGTCTGATGGAAAGATTTGCAAAATTCAGTGAAGATGCAAAACCAGACTTCTTAGATCTTGACAAAGATGGTGACACTGATGAGCCAATGAAATTGGCGGCTAAGAGTGCTAAAAAACACGAACCAGCTGAGATAGACAAAGACGCAGTGGCTAAACGCAAACGCCTACAGGCACTAAAAGACAAACAAGAAGACGAACGTGCAGAAAAGGGCGACTATGATGAAAAATCATCTACACGTAAGATCAAAGGTCGTGCTTACGGTGGCTCTGCACAAAAAGACGATGAAGAAAAAGATCTAGATGAGAGCGGTTTACAAGCATACTTAGGTAAAAAGAAATATGGCAAAGAAGGCATGAAAGCTCTACAGCAAGCAGGCCGTGAAGGTGCCGGCAAAGAGACCATGGCTAAGCTACGTGCTAGACATGACAAGTTTGATGAATCAGCTAAACCAGACTATATCGATCTCGACAAAGATGGCAACAAAACAGAACCAATGAAGAAAGCGGCCAAAAATGCTAAACAAGTTGATGAAGTAGCACCTCCAGGTGCCAAAGCTGAACGCATGGTTAAACACATCAAGAAAGGCTATGCTAAAGACGGTAAACTATCTAAACGTGAAAAAGGTATCGCTTACGCAACAGCATGGAAAGCACGTAATAAAGGTCAGGTAGAAGAAGCTACAAAATTTGGTGACACAGTTAAAAATTCCAAAGCAGAATTAAAAAAACACAAAATGGTCAAAGAAGGACGCAACGCAGAAAGCAGTGAATACACTTATGAAACAATAGGTCGAGTCTTGTGTGATGAACAACCAGGATTAGATGTTAATTCAGAAGCTTTCGTTAAAGCAGTCTACGATGAACTGATTGAATTAAAATTAACACCTAAAGCCGCACGTTGGTTAGTACACTATGATGAAGACTTCATCAGTGATGCCGCTACATCATACGGACATTTCTGTGCTAGCAAAGAAAAAGAAGCCATGGAATGTGGTGCACCGATGAACAGTTTCGTCAGTGAAGAACCTCTATTAGATGCAGAACACGAGCTAGCAGAAATTGCTAAACTAGCAGGCCTAGCACGTGAGGACTTCAATCCAATGGTACCAGGTGACTCAGCAAGTCCATTGACCTATGCAGGTTGCTCAAAATGTAATGCTGATCCTTGCTGTTGTGAGGATGTAAAAGCCATGGACGAAGGTATGGGCTGTAGCGAAGAAGAATTGAATGAAGCCGCGACACGCAAAGATTTCCGCATGGTAGCTGATCTACTTAAATCGATTCCTGATATGGCAAAACGAACAGAA